TAGATCAAGAAATAACAAGCAAAAGGCTAGACGGGCAACGGCAGCTAAGGCCACACCTAAACAGGCTAACCAGAACAACAACCAACGGGCTAATCTACCTAGTGAGCAAAAATATATAGCGCCAGTGGCTAAAGCTGCACCAAGGCCAGCTACACCTATGGCTTCTACTGCTAAATCTTTTGCAGCGGCTCCAATGGCAAATATTACCCAAACTCAAAATAGTGGGTTGACCTCCTATAATTCTGGCCCTTCTAAAGTTCCTAGCTATAGCCAAGGTGACGGGCAAATGAGTCCAGCGTTAGCAGCTAAACAAAACAAAAAAGCAGCTACCTCTCCTGCTTATATGCGGAATGATGATGAGTTTGAAACTAATACTTTAGGTATCAGTTCAACTAAGTCGTCAACTAAGTCGTCAACTAAGCCTATTACTTCAATCTCACCTCAGCAGGCTAATCTTCCAAGTGAAGATAAAGGCTATTTTCAATCATTTAAAGACGCGGTGGGCTTACTGTTTGATGATCCCCGGACAGAGGAAAGCGGAAGGTATAACCAGAAGTATTGGGCAGAGCGATTAGCTGATGGTAAAGCCGCAGGCAATAAAAACATTCAAGCTGAAATAGCGGCAGAGCAAGCAAGCTTAGGGGGGCCAAGTAAATCATATAACCAAGAGAAGGTTCCCGGTTATTTTGAGCCACTAAACCACCCATCACAAAAGAAGATTGCCAAACTACCAACACCGCAGAACGCTCAAAAAGAAATTGAGGCTCTTGATAACCAGATAGCCAATGAGACTGACCCGGTAAAGCTTCGGGCAGCACACACGCGCAGATTAATGCTTATGCGTATGAGAAGAACAAGCACTAGGTTTGCTGGCCTAGTAGATGATCCAGACACTAAAATTAGCCGCATGAGTATTCTCTAATGAAAAATGTATCTCCTGTATCTCCCATTGCTTTATTGAAACGATATGATCGACTTAAAGCGGATCGCCATAACTGGGATCAATTGTGGGAAGAGTTAGCTGTTTTTTTAATGCCTAGCAAAATTGACTTTATTACTAAGAGCACCAAAGGCACAAAAAGGGCCGCTGAGGTATACGATTCGACAGGCATACACTCATTGCAGATATTAGCCGCTTCGCTTCATGGCTCCCTTACAAGCCCTTCAACCAAGTGGTTCGGGCTTCGCTTCCGGGAAGATGCGTTAAACGAAGATAAAGAAGCAAAAGATTGGCTTGAGAAGTGCAGTCAAGGAATGTTTCAAGAGTTTGGGAAAAGCAATTTTTCAACTGAGGTTGCTGAGGCTTATCAGGATATGGTGGGCTTTGGTACAGCGGCTTTACAGTTTGACGTAAAAACTAAAGAGGCTAACTTTGATGGTTTTAATTTCCGGGCGTGTCACTTAGCTGAGGTGGTGGTTGCTGAATCAGTAGAGGGCCGCATAGATACAGTGTTTCGCAAGCTAACATTGTCAGCGCGTCAAGCTCATCAAAAGTTTGGTGATAATTGTGGCGAGAAGTCAATGAAAGCTTTGGAGACTGATCCAGATAAGGAGTTTGATTACATTCAAGCCGTATTTCCCCGAGAATTAAAAGGGGAATCTACAATGGTAGCGCCACCAAGTCAAAGACCTTGGGCTTGTTATTTTATTAGTGTAGACGATAAGAAAATATGTAAAGAGTCTGGATACTATGAATTGCCTTTTATGGTTCCAAGGTGGTCAAAAACTACGGGTGATATTTATGGATTTGGCCCCGGGTGCGTTGCTCGACCAGATATTAAAACCTTAAACGAGGCTAGAAAGTTGGCTATGAAAGCGTGGGAGAAAAGTATAGACCCACCACTTAAAGCCTTACAAAACGGAATACTGGGCAAGATTGATATGCGCCCGAGCACAGTAACGTATGTGCGAGATATGAACAACTTGGAGCCGTTAGTCAATGCGACTAACTGGAACGCTGACCAATTAATGCTAACGGACGTTAGGGCATCAGTTAGGCGTATATTCTTCTCTGACCAGCTAGAGTTAAACGATGGGCCTCAAATGACTGCAACTGAGGTGCAAGTTCGTTATGAGCTAATGCAGCGGTTGCTCGGGCCTACTCTTGGTCGGCTTCAATCTGAGTTTTTAAACCCCATTGTTGAACGTGCTTTTTACTCTATGTTGCGCGGCAATGCTCTACCGCCAATGCCCGAAATCTTGCAAGAAGTAGGAGGTGATTTAGATATTGAATATGTTGGGCCGCTTGCACGATCACAGAAAATGGATGAAGTGACAGGAATCCAAAGAGCGATTGATGGGATTATGCAACTGGCTCAAGTTAACCCGGAAGTCCTCGACATTGTAGATGTAGATAAAGCCGGGCGAACCATATCAGATCGACTAGGAGCGCCAGCAGACATATTGCGAGGCGTTGAGCAAGTCGATGAAATGCGCCAACAACGACAACAGCAGCAACAGGCTCAAGCTGAAATGGATCAAGGTCAGCAAGAATTAGCCGGGGCAACTCAAGCGGTTGAATTGGAGCAGATGGTTAATGAATCAGTTTAATAAGGACATTATAGAATTATTTAGTACCAAAACAGGCGAGAGAATACTTGCCAACATGAGAGTGGCCTACGGAGATCGTATATCGTTTTCTAAAGACCCTTGTGAAACTGCCTTTAAAGAGGGGCAGCGAAGCATTTACTTAGAAATTAAAAATTTAGTGGAGAAAGATAATGAGTGAAGAAGCAGCAGCAAAAGAGTCTTGGCACTCTGGCTTGTCAGATGAGTACCGGGGTAATGAGTCTTTGGCGCAAATCCCTGATCTAAACACCTTAGCTAAATCCTACTTGGACGCGCAGCAATATGCTGGCGGCTCAATTCGTATTCCGGGAGAAGATGCAAGTACAGACGATTGGACAGCGTTTAACTCTAAGCTTACCGCTAAAGTTCCAACACTAATGAACCTACCAAGTGATGAGCAAGAAGCCAAGAACGCATTGTTTAACCGCCTTGGTCGTCCTGATACAAAAGAAGGTTATCAAGTTGATGGTGCTGATCCTGATTTTTTAGAATGGGCGCATGACAATGGCCTATCCACTGCGCAAGTAAAGGCTTGGCAGGAGAATACCCAAAGTCAATCAACTAAAGCTGATGAAGATAATGAAGCGGAAATGCAAGCCGCTAATGACCTCCTTAAAAAAGAATGGGGCCATGCCTATGATGAGCGCCTATCTCAAGCCAAGAACGCTGTACTAGCTTATGCTGACGCTGAAACTCAAGCATTTTTATTAGAGTCCGGGCTGGCTAACAATCCTAACATGATTAAGCTAATGGCTCAGATCGGAGCAACATTAACCGAGGATGAATCTGCCGGGCTACAAAGCAGTAATCGGTTCACTCTCTCACCCAATGAAGCACTAGATCGAATTAGTGAAGTTAGGCGCAACCGGGAGCACCCTTACAACATAGTCAGCCACCCACAACACAACTCAGAAGTGGAGAAGATGGAAGGGCTTTATTCTCAAGCTTATCCAGACCCCGCTTAAATCCTAATAACCGCGTAGAAAACCATGATCATCTAATCAACAGGGTAGCTAATCCTTAGTCCTGTGGGTTAGATGAGCCGTATCTCATATCTCGTTAAAGCAAACGATATTGCCAGTTAAGAGTCCGCAAGGGTAGCTCAAAACGCCAATTTCAATTTGCCAATTCGGAGATAACTCACATGGCTAATACTATTGCAAAAGCGTTTGTTCAGCAGTTCCAAGATAATTTAATTCACTTAGCACAACAAAAAGGTTCGCGTCTACGCGCATCAGTCAACGAGCAGTCAGTTACGGGCGAGAAGTTTAACTTTGAACGCTTAGGGAATGTCGCTGCCGTCGTTAAATCAAGTCGTCATACCACTACCCCTGTACTGGAAGTTCCGCACTCTCGCAGAACTGCAACCATGACAGATTATCATTGGGCCGACCTCATAGATGATGAGGATAAAGTTCGTATGTTAATTAGCCCTGAGTCGCATTATGCGCGTTCTGGTGCTAACTCAATGGCTCGGGCTATAGATGATCTAATCATTGCAGCAGCTACAGGTAATGCGGTCGATGGTGATGGTTCTAACGTAGCACTTCCAGCCGGGCAGAAAATTGCTCACGGATCTGCGGGTTTAACCCTTGCTAAATTAATTTCTGCTAAAGAGATTTTAGACGGCAATGAAGTAGACGAAGAAGATCGTTTCTTTGTGTTGGGCTCGCAACAGGTTTCTAACTTGTTGAACACGACTGAGGTGAAATCTGCGGATTACAACTCTATCAAAGCTTTGGTTCAAGGCGACATTGATACCTTTATGGGATTCAAGTTCTTGCGCTCTGAGCGTTTAAACCTAGCATCAACTCAGCGTAAATGTTTTGCATTTACAAAAGGAGCATTGGGCCTCGGCATTGGCAAGGACGTATCAACTAAAATTGATTTGCGCCCTGATAAGAGCTATGCCCACCAAGTCTATTTATCATTCGTTGCTGGCGCTACTCGCGTTCAAGATGAGTGTGTCGTAGAAGTTCTTTGCACAGAGTCCTAAGCTCTTAGTGTAATTAACCAAGGGGCTGAAATACGCCCCTTTTTTTTAACAAGGAGCTCGTCATGGCAAGTGAAGTTTCAATATGTAATCGGGCTTTAGCCATGCTTGGTGCGAATACAATAATATCATTAACTGACGGATCAACAGAGGCCAGCGTATGTAATGCGGTTTACGCTGACGCAAGAGACGCAATATTAAGAGCCTATCCTTGGTCTTGTGCCATTCAAAGAGCAACGCTTGCTCAACTATCAACTGCCCCCGCTTGGGGCTTTACTAAAGCTTATAGCTTACCTAACGACCCTCATTGCCTTGCTGTTTTGGATTTAAAAGAAGATTCTCAGTATCGAGTGGAAGGGCGAAGCTTAATATGCAATACCGATACAGCAACTATTAAATATGTTGCACGAATTACAGACCCCGGGCAGTTTGACCCTGCCTTGGTTTTTTCTCTCTCATGCCGTATATCCGCTGAGATTGCTTACGCCCTAACTCAGAATAGATCACTTGCAAATGATATGTGGTCAATGTCGGAAAAGAGTATTAATGATGCGGCTATGTATGATGGGGCCGAAGTTGGTGCTGAGGACATTAACGCTACCGTCTTGGAGAATGTTCGCGCATGAAAATGTCTCCGATAATTAATAGCTTCTCTTCTGGCGAGTTATCACCAAGATTAATGGGCCGAACTGATTCCCCTAAATATCTTTCTGGCTGCGAAGTCATGGAGAATTTTATAGCTTTACCTCATGGCGGGGCTAAAAGGCGTGGGGGTACTCAATTCATTAATGAAGTTAAAAATTCAGCGCATACGACCCGGTTAATTCCGTTTGAGTTTAGCGTTGATCAAACCTATGTTTTAGAGTTTGGAAATAACTACATTCGTTTTTATACCAATGGTGGGCAGATACAAGCCAACTCAGCAGCGTATGAGATAACCACCACCTACACTCATTCACAAGTTAATGAACTACAGTTCGCACAAAACGCAGATGTGATGTGGATTGTTCACCCCTTACACAAGCCTAGAAAATTAACAAGACTTGCTCATGCAAGCTGGACAATAGCCGATGAATTATTTAAAAAAGGCCCATTCTTACCTGTTAACCAAGATGAATCACTTACAATCGCTTTTGCCAGCACCAGTGCTGCGACTCAAAATATCACTGCCTCTTCTTCTTTGTTTAACTCTAGTCATGTTGGTGCTGATTTCCTTATAGACACTATCCCGAATGTGGTTACAGGCGAGGTGGTTTGGGTTCGGGTTAATAGCGTTGCATCAGCCACAGTAGCTAATGTAACCATTAAAGATTTAACTTATATGCCACAGGACACTAACCCGACTAACCTATGGCAAGAAGCTGCTTTTACTTCTACAAAAGGCTTTCCGTCTGCGGTGGTTTTTTATGAGCAGAGACTTTGGTATGCCGGGACAGTAGCCAAGCCTCAAACATTTTGGGCTAGTAAAACTGGCGAGTATGAAAACTTTGAGCTAGGCGCTAACGCTAATGACAGTCTTAGCTATGCTATCGCCTCAGATCGTGTAAACAATATTAAATGGTTAGCCGCTCAACGGGTATTAATTATTGGCACTTCTGGCGGTGAGTTTCGAGTGACAGGCGGCAATGAATCCGCAGTAACCCCTACTAATGTTGATGTTCGCAGACAAACCTCTTACGGATCTAAGCTAGGCCACCCTGCTTATGTAGGCTCTGATGTGTTTTTTATCCAAAGATCAGGGACGCAAGTAAGAAACGTAGCGTATAAGTGGGAGAGCGATAGCTTTCAATCGGATGATATTACTTTTCTAGCCGAGCACATAACGGAAGGAGGCTTAACAACTTTAAGCTACAGTCATGTACCTGATTCTATTCTTCTTGGAATAAGGGCTGACGGGGTTTTAATCATGCTGACTTATGATCCAAGTCAAGAAGTGGTTGGCTGGCATAGGCACACTACGGATGGGGAATATAAGAGCCTAGCCGTAATTTCAGAAGATGGGCCAGATCAATACTGGTTTGTAGTAAAGCGCACCATTGGCGGTGCTGTAAAGCAGTTTGTTGAGCGCTACACCCCTGATCACTTCATGGACAGTATGATTACCTACTCTGGAACCTCTACAAGCTCAGTGACGGGCCTTTCTCACCTTGAGGGCAAGACTGTACAGATTGTTGCTGACGGCTCAGTACACCCCGATTTGGTTGTTTCTAGCGGATCACTTACTTTAAATTATGCAGCAACCGATATTAAGGTTGGTCTTAAATACGTTTCAAAGTTAACGCCAACTCGCCCGGGTGCAAATGTTGGATCTGGTACAACTCTAGGAAAGCTTAAAAGATGGAATGAGATATTTGTTCGTTTAGATAATTCATCTATTCCTAAGATCAATGGGCAGCGTCCACCTGTTCGCTCCCCCGGAACTAACTATGGCAACGA